AACCCAAAGAGTTCCAGAACACGACCCGCTACCAGCAGATTGCTTTGTTGCTGCAAGCGTCAATTGATTTCCTGATGTAAGAGTAGTTTTTGGGTTTCCATCTGCGTCAAGCGCAAAAGACCAGTTTCCTCTTAAAACGGAGCAGGACTCACCTAAAGCCAAGCCAGTTGGAATCACCTGATCATCAATAAAATAATCAGGGTCTGCCGAACCACCTGTTGAGTTAGAAAACCCAATGTTAATCTTGGCCCCATCACCACTCGCAATTGTTGTTGCGAAAGAAGGGGTAAAGCCAGCGTCCATAATCTGAACAGTCATGCCATCTGGAACAGACCAAATCACTTTGGACGAAATGTCAGAACTTCCGTTTGACAAATCCACAGTATCTGGAACGCCGTTTACTAGGTTAAACACATAACCAGGAAGACAAATGCTCTCCATAAAATCATCATTCTGAACTAGTTTGGTAGGCTGAAGCATACCTTGTCCTGTACCTGCCATTTCTTCTTCTCCTTTACGCTGGACCTGCGCCAGCCTCTTTAGTTACTGCATAAGTCGCAAACGAAGCGTTGGCGTGAGTGTTGCCGCCAAACCCAACCTGAATAGTTGTTCCTTTTGCAAAAATTCTATCCGCACGATTTTCATAGCCACTTGCCCACGCAAGGCTTCCATCTCTAGTCGTGAATTCAGTAAGAGCAGCATCAGCAGAATTAAAGATAGCTGTGGCAATGGGAGTTGTGTTTGCATAAAAAACAACATCCGTATCGCCGCCGCCTCCGGTGCCAATTATTGTTACCCCAACCTCGTCAACCTCAATGCTTGCTCGCGCTGCCAAGTCAAAAGCAAACCGCTGAAAAAACCCGCTAGTGGTATTAACCGCAGCCTTATTGCCAGTAACGGTATCAGCAACCCCCTGACCGACAATCGTTCCCTCTTTAAGGTTTAAGTCGCCAGTACCTGCATTTCTCCCAAGAATTGGCATATCACCATCTCCTTTCCATAAAGAATCAGGGGGCCGAAGCCCCCATCATCATTACATGGTCTTGTGGATAACGGAAACGTAGTCCGTATCAACCTGAAGTCCATCAACTCGCGCAAAGTGGTTCAGAGACCGCGCAGCAACCGCCCAGTAATACTTCAGGAAGGCATACACAGCATCCTTACCCTGAAGGTTCTTGACAATCGCTCCATCAGTGTCGTCCCAATCCATTGGAGCCAACTCAAGTCGCTCAAGCTCATCAGTGTTAAGACACAGAACCTCTTGGTATCCCATGTGAACTGAGTCACGAACTGGAACTTTCTTACCAAGGACACTGAACACTGGAACCTCAAGACCTTTGTTCAACTGGAAGTCAGTTGGCTGATAACGAAGATCAGGATCAACAAGACGCTGATGCTCTTCCAGCATTGCTGGGTGAAGCATAAGAACCAGGTTTGCAGGAGAGCTTGAACCCTTGTACATCGAACCAGAAACAATTCGAGTCACATAATTCCAGTCATAAGGAACTGGGGCAGCAGTCTTGTCAATGATGATTGAACGCCATCGAGCGAAGTCATCACAAGAAACTCCTTGGCAAGTACCGCTGTTCTTTACAATTCCACGAAGACCGTTTGCTTCCTGATTGAAGCTGTTTCCAAACGCATCACCGAGAACAATTTTATCGTTCACGGCTGCAGTGTAAGCAACGTCAAGCTTGATTGTCTGGTTGTCCCAGTCAATTGCTGTTCCAGACGTGGCCTTAATTCGACCAGTAGCCTTCACAGCATTGGTTGTTCCGTCAAGAATTGCGATGCTGTCTCCTTCCTCAAGGAACTGACATGCACCAAAGCTGTATCCATTGACGTGCTTAATTGTGACTGTTGCGCCAATTGCTTTTGCGCCAGTGTCGTTAATCAACGCCAGCACACCAGTTCCGTCTCCATGAGAGATTCGATTCAACTGGTTGGTTGCATCCCGCACAGCGTTCCGCATACGCAAGTCGAGATAATCGACGAAAGATCCTGCTCCCTGCTTAAACAGGTCGACTGCGAAGCCGTCTACAGAAATTGTCCAGTACCATCGGCTCAACTCAACAGACGACTGCTGGAAGCTTTCTGGGTAGTCCACTGGCAAGAATGCTCCTGCACTACGACCACCACCACCGTGTGAACGAGTAAGCTCCACAGCATGGTTGATTGAAGAGCCACGGACATCTCCGTTGTACTTCTTCAACAGGTCAAACAACATGGTGTCCTGATAAATCGTATCGATGAATACAGGACGATAATTAGTCTTCAACAGACTACTGATATCGGCTTGCGCTGTTACAGACACTTCTTCCTCCTAAGTTCAGCCTCTCATGGCTTTCAAAAACGCAAGAGACGCTGCCTTTGCATCGTCCCAATTCTTCGGTGTTTCTTTCGGAACACCCGATGACCTCATTACTGAAGCCAACGACCGAGGCTGCTTTGCCTCTTCGGCTCGTCTCTTAAACGCGCCATCGGTATATTTACCAACCTGCTGCATATAATTACGCACCATTGTGTCGGCGTCTATATTTTTTCCTTCACTAGAGTGCATTAAAGCAAAAACTGTAGTTCTAGCAAGGTCTTTAAGCTCCTCTGGAACCTTATGTTTGTCCAAGGCGGTTTCAACGGAACCCGTAATTTCTCGCCGTTGGCTTTCTACAAGTTGGTCATTTACTTGGCCTTTTAACTGCTGAACCGTCATTGAAAGCTCTGCATTTTGACGCGCCATGTGTTGAGCAAGGCTTGCCAGTGGCGCAACATATGGGTCATCAAGGTCCAAGTTTTCAAACCCTGGTGGCAGTTTTGGCTGCACAGGCTCTGGCACTGGAGTTGCCGCTTGCACTCCACCTCGCACAAGGCTTCCCAGTGAGTCCATCATTTGCTTCATCTGGTTTTGGTGGGCAAGGTTTTGTTGCTCCATAAGCATTTGCGCCTGTTTTAGTTGCGCTTGCATCTGTTCAATTGATGGCTCTGGTGTCGCAACGGCCTCATCTGCTGCAACTGGCATGTCGTTTTGTGTTTGATCTTCCATTCTACGCTCCCATTAAAATTTCCTGAGATGGATTAACCCCAGGATTTGTTGCTTGCCCTTCGGCGTTCATGCTTGGTGCCAAGTTTAGTCCACCGCCCCTGTTTGGTGCAACCATCTCCTGCGGAAGACCCGGCATTTGGCTCTTACCTGCTAATACAGGGTTCTGAGTGTTTTCTCCAGACAAGATTGCTTGATGCTGTGCAACGTGCATTCTAAACGCACTCTTCGCCTTATCTGGAAGCTTGTACCACTCTGGGCTCCTCATCCTCTCAAGGTGCTCGTCAATATGAGCCATATGGTCTTCGTGCATCTCTACAGGCACGTTGATGCCCTGCTCCAGCTTGCTCATCTCAACCCTGGCTCTGGCTCTGCTTGGCTCATCGTTGCCCAGCAGTCTGCCCATCTCTCCGTGTCGCTGCAGCTTCCAGTACATGTTCACATCTTTGATTGCACCGAGCTGCCACGCCTCGTTAATCTGCTGGCGACGAATCTCTTCATTGTACGGCATCATTTGAGATGTCTCGATGTGAACCTTTACCTGCTTTGGAATAAACTCACGGTAGAAGATCATGACATCCTCTGGAGTCCCAACCTGACCAAAAATCTCAATGGACCTTTCAAACGGCCCAAACTCACGCCACAAATGCAAGCCTAGCGTACTGCTTAACTCAACAGCCTTCACAAGGTTCTTGATTGTCGGACCCCATTTCTGACGGTCGGCAGCCATAACAACAGATGCCTGACGCCCAGACATAAGACCTTTAGACGATCCCTTGGTCACGCCATGTGCCCCTGCGATGTCTTCAATGGCCTTCTGATACCTCTCTGGCGCATACTCAACGTAACGAGGCAAAGGAGGGGCTGTAAGGAATGATGGCCTAAACTTCGCAGTAGACCGCACATTCAAGATTGCCCCTGGTTGGTTTGGCACCCTTGTTGGCCCATCGACCAACGAGTTCTGTTCAGCTACAAGCCGAGGCTGCGCGTGCATACGACGCGACATCCAAAGGTCGGTCTCTGCACTGTTCAGGTTGCGCTGCACTTCAAGTGCTTGGCGAATAGCAGATTCCCCCCACATAGTGGAAGGGTGCTCCATGTCATAAACCGGGTAGATCGGCAACTCCCTGCCGGGAAGATCTTCTTCGTGCAATACCTGCTGGTTTGCAATAACGATACGACGACCTTCTGGATGCTCTAGAGTAGGACGCTCATAGTAGTTCAGAACAAGAATAAGCTCTCGCTCTCTGTCCATGTTTTGGTATCCATCAATCTCTTCGTATCGAACAAAGTCGCTGCTGTTTGCATCTGCCACAAGAGACTTTGCCTTGTCTCCGTACACATCAATCAGAGTTTGCTTTTCTTCAAACTGACGAATCGTGACGCTTTTAACCTGAGACCACGTTGGGCCTCCCTCTGGAAAGACATCAAATGGACTAGGAGCCACAAACCTCAAGTCTCCCATTTTTTTGTAGGATCCTTTTGGCACAAGAACTTCTTCAGTCAACGGCGTTCCGTATGGCGAGTAAACCATATTGCCGTCTTCGCCAGTCATTATCTCCTTGCGAGTCTCATAAACAAGATTGCCATCTTTATCTACATCTTGAACCCATTCAGGGGGAGCCCCTTCCGAGTCCCACATCACGCCAAGAAAACCTGTTCCGCATGTAAAGGTCCAGCCTAACGCCGCCTTTACAGCCTCTTCGTAGCCCTTATCAACGTAGAAATACTTTAGCAGCCTTTCCATTGCTCGGGCCATAGCCCTTGCATCTTTACCTGGCCTTACAAGAGACACCACAGGCTGTGGATCGTTCTGCATAGCCACAGCAATCATTGAACGAAACGCTTGGAACAAATAGTTATGTGTGACACGGAAATTAGACGGGTCATCCTGCCGCAACTGAGACAGGTCAATCAATCGGTCATTCTGGATAACCTTATACTGGTCCCCATGAATCGCATACAAAGTCTCCATCCACTCGATGTGCTTTCGATTCATATTGCGCTCAAGAACCTTGTACCGATTCTTAATTCGCTGGGCAGTATTTAGATTTCTAACGGACTCCGCATAACGTGCCATAACTACCTCTTTTACCTATACACAGGGAACTCTGGGTTTTCTAACCTTGCAGGAAACGGCACACGTTTGGCTTCATCTATTCTTTCCTGAAGATATTGCTGTGCTCCAAGTTCCCCTGGCCGAACCCCAAACCTTCTGCGATATTCCGACAACTCAGCCTCTGCAGCAGCTTGTTGAGCAGCGGCGTCAGCCGCATACCGGCTTTCAGCATAGAACGGTTGGTTGGCCATAAGCTGACTCTCCCTCGCTTCCACCATTCCCCTAAGAGCTTCTTGCCTACGTCTGTTTGCCGCCTCTGGACTTGCTTCATACAAAGCCCCTTGCCCAGGAACAAACCCCAAAGAGCCTTCTGGTGCCCTTCCCGTCACTCCTTCAGGGACTTGTGAAACCGCCATAGAGGGAGGCACATACGCTCCAGCTTCATAAATCTGTTGAGCCATTGGAGACCGCGCCATTCCACTTTGAGCAAGACCATCTGAAGCAACTCTCTGCGCCACCATGTCTTGACCCATAGAAACGCCCGGTTGGGCTGCCGCTGGAACAGCTGGAGCTTGAGGGGCTGCGACAGCAGCAGCCTCTGGCGTGTCAAGCCCTAGCTGACTTGCAACAGCGCCAATCCCTGTACCGCCAGCCATGCCAGACAAACCTTGACCAATCGACATGGCCGTGTCTAGACCTTTGGTGACGCCTGTCTCTTCCATGCCTGCAGCTTTTGCCGCGCCTTTGCCTGCAACATTTCCAACTGCCCCACCAATCATTGCGCCCACAGGACCACCAAGCGCAGCACCAACAAGTGTGCCAGCCGCGCCAATTATTGGACTAAGCCAATCATCATCGCCCTTTTCCTTAACGGTTTCTGGCTGCTTTGGTTTCCTTCTTGTTGCCATTCCACACTCCTAAAGCCAAAGGTTTAACTGCTGGTCATCGTCTTTCTTCTCTAGATCATCTATAATCTTAGGAGGAGACTTGCTCCATCCTGTGGACTTGACCGCTGGCTTTTTCTTGACGACATCTTCAACGCTGACCTGATTATGTACGAAAAGAGCAATCATTGCAGCAAAAAGAACATCGTCGTGACACCCGGCTAAATGGTCGGCTCGGTTCCGTTTCTCGTCAAGAACAAACGTCAAACACTCGTCTAGCACAGCTTTGATGGGTATATCTACTGATTCGTTTTCAATTGCAACGTCAAATCGATCAATAATCATATCCCTGGTTCTGTTGTCCGTGTGAAAGCCTGGATGGTCGGTAAACTGCTGCTGCAGAGTGTTGTACCTCTGTGTGTAATACAGCCTTGGATACCCTGACTCAACAACTGCGTGCGTCGTTAGCATCCCAGGGCCATTGTACTCTGGTGCCAACCATGCACAATTGTAGTACCAGCCAGCGTACATAATTTGCTTTGCAAGCTTGTCAGGCTTGAGCCACTCATCTTTGCCGTAAGCAACAAACCTTCTTTCTGTTCTGTCAAACACAACAAACGCAGCACTGTCCTGCCCTACACCATGAGAAGCATCAGCACCAATAACGTAATGATGATCTTCTTTCGGTTTCTCCACAATATGTATCCAGCCCTTCCTGTCTGGATTCCACTGCAAATCTGAAGGAGCCCTCCAGCATTCCCTTTGCCAGTCAAAAGTTTCCTCCGCAGTGACCAAAGAGCCAGTCTCAACATCGCGAGCTTGATCGATAAAGACACGAACCTTTTCGTTATTAAAGCGAGGGCGACCAGACGCAATAAATGCTTCTTCAGGCGTACTTGGGTACTCGACATGAAACACCTCGACCTTGTTTCCACATCTTGCTCTAATGCACCATCTTCGCCATTTAAGGCAATCCCAATCGACACCTTGGTTGCGAACAAGCCGTTCTTCCTCGTCATCAATGGCCAGCATTGACCCCACTTGCGCAGCCTTAGAGTCTTGGCCTGAAAGAAGGAAGCCCTTGTAGTCTTCAAACCGCTTAAATTCGTCTGAGGTTGGCATCCACTCATCTCTGTTCCGACCAACAAAGCTTGCTCTGTATTGCGGATGCTCAAACCACGGAATAAAGATGGGAGTGTAATCAATCTCTCCATGAACCGCTTGCCACCATGTCTCATAGAAAAACCCTCCCTGACCATTAGCCGTTGACTCAATCACAACTAATGTATCGGGTTCATCAGGCACAGCTTGAGCAAAACCACGGAAGGTCTCTTCTCCTCTGGGCCAGAATGCAACCTCTGAGCCATGAAGCATGTCGATCCTGTCTCCACGACCAACACCAGCCGCCCCTTGCCCTCCAGATACCTTCTTACCTCCTGAAGATGCGGCACGAACTGTAATTGACGACCCTAGACCAGGAGTAATAGACCTTGTAGAAGCATCAGGGTTTTCAAACAACATCTCTTTGCGGTTCGAGAACCTTTTCATCGGTCGAACCATATCATCAAGATTGTCGTAAAAGGTCTTGTGCATCTTAAAAAGCGCGTCCGTTGTATCAACGTCGTGCGCTACGATGTAGCCCCTTCGGTTCTCATAGAATGTACAAGCATGAAAGATGTTGGCTGCGACTAAAGTGGATATCCTATGACGACGACTCTTCAGCACAATCAATCTCGATGGACGGCCCTCTTCCCTGTCCGAATCGATCTTGTCCTGAATTTTCGCCTGTGTCGGAAAGAGTTGTCCGAATTGGACCAACTGTGATTGCTCGTTCACCACTTTCAAGTGGGCCGCCATGTAATATCTCCTGTCCAGAAGACATCGTGCTAGGTGGCTCTCCATTTCGAGCTTCAAACTTTCTTCCTGCCGCCTGGACCCCTTTATGTGCTGCATCTCGAATCCTTGACAGCACAGTTTCAACGTGCCGTTCGTTTGTGTTTGCCCTAACTAGATCTCGATCTAGACCAAGGGTTTTTGAGGTGTTGAGGATTGCTTGGGTCCTGGCTCTAACTTGTTTTTCATGAATCCTTGGATCCAATGCCATTCTGAGGGAAACTCGCGCAAGCATTCTTCTAATCGGGTCGTTTCCTGCGTCGGAGAATCCAATGGCAAGGTCAAATCTATCGAGTTCTTGATCAATAAACTCATCAACTCTTTCATCTGTCGCCTCTCTTAGATGTGCTGGCAGCAGTGCGGCCGCGCCTGTCTCTAGGACTGCGCTCGGGCTGTGTTCTGACTTTCTCTTTAAGGACCTCGACTGCGACACACAGGTCTTCTGTGAGCTGTTCTGTTTCGACTGCTTTGAGTGCTTGCGTGATGACATCCAAATACTCCTCTCCGTTAAAATCGTAGTCGAGTGCCCTTTTAGCGTAACACAGTGGACACTCGTTGCATCCGCAGAACTTTTTATCAAGAACCTTCCGCTGATTATCGACCATTGCCACCATGCTTTCCAAGCACCATCTGTACATGATTAGCTGTTTAGACTGGTCCACAATCTCTCCTAAAAAGGAATATCATCAATTCCGACTGGCTCGGCTTTAGGCTTTGCTTCTTCTTTAGGTTGTTCTGTTGTCTCAACAACTTCAAGGCCTTTCTGATCTGCTATCCACTCAGAAATTGTAATAACGCCGCTCTGTCCCTCTGAGCCAACAATGCTGTCTTTAGACAATTGAGACTTTGGGATCCACACATCCTGCCCCTGAATCTTGCACAGCAATGCCTTCTCCGTCTCTTTTTCAACACTCTCACAGTCAAAATCCAACCATTTCTTTTCAAAACCCATTTCAAACCTCCCATCGGACTTCTTTTCTGAAGTCTCCGCCTTTAATTTCAATTACATTTTCCCGCGCCATGCCCTTCAATCTTGACCAAACACGAGAACCTCTCCGCATCTCCAGGTCCTCTGGAGACATATTCGTTGTCACAATCATCGGCTTCCCTGCGTCATACCGAACCATGATAATTTCTTCAAGAGCATCCAACGCGCCGTCTGACGTTCTTCGAGAGGCCCCAAAGTCATCAATAAGCAAATACTCACAAGTCTTTGCAGCATGGAGAAAGTTCCCACCCCAAGTCGCTGTAACACTCTTTGTTTTGTCCTGAGAAAACCGCCACGCATGGAGCAGAGTGTGTTCCTGTGCATAAAGACACGGCTTTTTATGCTTGTGCATAATGGCCTTTAGCGTGTGTTGCGCCAAGAATGTTTTGCCTGTCCCAACAGGCCCCATGAGAACGGCTGACTTTCGGTCATTAGGCGAAACAATAATGTCTTTTAAGACCTGCATTGCCTTTTCGTTGAACTTATTTCTTGCTGGCTTGACTTTAAGTCTGCTTAAAATTGCATTCTCAATGTCTTTTGCCTGCTCTGGTCTGCTGTCTAGCCGACCAAAACACTTACTAACCATGCGAGGCACATCGCAACGAACGCAGCCAATAAAGTAAGTATAGTCAAAATCCTCATCGCTACCACGGGTCTTCCTCCTCACCAAGTGGTCTACCCCATCGCATCTTGCCCCATTGGGCATTATCGTGTTGCATTGGGATTCGCTCACGATCACCATGTTCGGGTACTCGGGATGCTCCCTCTCTTCCATAACTAATGGTTGAATTGGCTTGCCCGTGTTGAGTTGTTCCAAAACGTCCTGCACTGTTATCACGTCTGCCTCCGTTGTTGTTGATATCTAAACCTGCTTCAACCTGCTCATCAGACCTAAGCAATGTGTGAAGCTCATGCCGCACTAGCTCTCCGTGTCTCCAGGGGTCCATGGCGAATCCTGTAATAGCTTCAAAAATCTCTTCTTTAGTGAAACTTTTAAGCCTAGCAACAATCTTTGCATCTCTTTTACTTCCTGCCTTGAACTTGACACGTTTTTTCTGAAAGGCACTCGCCCAGTGCTGGAAGATCTCTTTTCTGTCCTCCAGCGACGGCTTGTTGTCGGAACTCTGTACGGCCTTCCCATCTCCAAGAAACTCCTTAAACGCCTTTGCTAACTCTGGATAAGAGTAGGAAAAACGCTCTAACTCCAATTCGAGCTTTGTTGTCATTGCCACCATTCCTCTTTCGTGAGAAAGTCATCTCGTCGATTGTGTTGACCTTCCGGGTGGGGGGAGAGCCTCACTTCTCCCCCTGCCCATTTTTTACTCCTTTACAGTAAAGACTTCGCCGGTGCCCTCATCGTATGTGGCCTCAACAAAATCCCCTTCTTCACTGAGAGTTCCCCCATCCGCATTTATTGAAGCAAACACCTGGCTTGCCCTGTCCCCATGAGTAAGTGGGTCTACAGGCAATCGCTTAAACAATCTCTTCATTGGAGCTTTTGCAAACATCTCATCAGCCCACTTGTTGTATGGGTTCGATGGGTCTGACTCCTTAAAGTTCTTGCTGCTGTTTCTGATATTCATCAGGTCATCATGGCTGCACATGTACATATGCTGAGTGCCGTCTTTCATGACAGCAAGAGCGTAGGAGCATCGAACCTCGCCCCTGTTCTTCTCTGCTTTGGCAAACTCCAGCTTTACCTCCGAGCCCTGCTTGTACTCAAAGTGATCATTACTTCTGACCGTCTCATACTCGATACGATTAAAGAGCCCTGTGCGGTACAAGATCTTCGCAATACCCGGTGCCCCAAGAATAAACTGCGCTGTCTTTCCATATGGCACCAAGTAACAGTCTCGGTTTGCAAAGGACAATCCGTGTCGAACAGCCTCCATTACTCCTGACATCATTGACATAGGACTGCAGTCAGCCAGCCTCGTGTTCTGCTTACACAGCATGGAGGCATCAATGGCCACCTTTGTTAAAAACTTGTCTTCATCCCGAACGCCATCTGGCATCAGTGTGACCAACTTGTCTTTCCGCTCATGAACCAACATTTCCATTTTGCTTGCCATCTCAACTCTCCTTTGTTGTTATTTTCATTCCACCTCGGTACGGCTTTCCTTCGGTGTAATATGAATCAAGACTCATATCTGGGTTTGCTTTTTGAAAAGCCTTCACATCAAACTTCCTTCTGCCATTTATCCATGGCCAGGATATAAAGAACTTCTCGTTCTCTGCTCGTTCAGCACCATCAATCAGTTTCGCGAGATGAAACCGCTCTTCATCAATTTGCTTCTTTATCTCCGCAGCCTCTTCTTTGAGGCGATTGATCTTGTAGATGTGCTTATCCGCTTGCGACCCAAGCTCTGAGACTTCTTTCTTTGTAGCCTCTCCAAGTGCTTTAGTCGCATCACCAAAGTCCGATTCCTCAAACATAAACGTCTCGGGTTCATTTCGCTGTACCGCAGCAAGGAACTCAAGAGCAGCGGCTTTGGCCTGAGCATACCAAGACGCATCAAACATGATGAACCTGACGGCAAGCTCTTTGTTTTCAAGCAACCCGATGAGGTAGCCATGCGAAAACACGGGCTCATCACTTTCTTTTTCAACACCCCATACATCGTTGAGTATTCCCATGTACCATTGCAATTGGGCTTCATAATACTTCGGGTGGCCGCCATCCTTCCATTCCTTTGCTGTGTATCTTCCCACGTTCTTTATTTCCACCACTGCTGGGCCATGTCTGTCGTTTACAATCCAATCAGGACTTGCCGCAAGGTTTGGATGCAGCGGATGCTCCACAGTCCCAAGCTCTGGCAGTGGCGCAAAGTCTTGCCTCTGATCAAGCGTAAACTTCTTAATAAGCTCTTCCATGTAAGAACCAACGCGAACGACCAGGTTCTCTGGCGGCAAAGGTGGAGGCACGTCCCCGCACATCTCAACCGCCAAACGGAACTTGCTTCCTCCGTACTTGTTGACTCCCATAATAATGGCAATCTTTGAGCCTGTTATCCTTTGATGCCTGTACTCTGCCCTCTTTTCCATCGGAACAGTCGGGTCAAACTTTTCGTGTCTCTTAAACACAGACACATCTTTTTCACTCAACATCATCTACCTCCGCCCACTTTATCTGAGATGGGTCACCGCTTAAAAGCCACTGAAAGTCCACATCCAACACCACAGCCAGCCGCGCAAGCGACAGCAAAGTTGGGTTGTTGTTTTCCCAAAACCTTGTTGTCCTCCACATCAGATGAGGGGACTCGCCCTTCTCCTCTGCCGCGTCCTTCAGGGTGTATTTCTCATAGTCATTCTTTTGCGCTAATTCGTGCAGTACATTCTTGGTTCTGCGATTCACATTCATCAGCAGCGTCCCAACGTCACGGGATAGCAACAGATTTTTCTTTTGATCATCCATTGTTTCCTGACCTCCTGCCGTGTACATTAGTCGATGTATGACACTCCTGTCAATACATGAAAGTAAAATAGGTTGTTTTATATGTTATCTGTGGACTCTATATTTGAAGTGCCAATGCCTCCAAGGGGTAAAGGCAGACCTCGCCACACTGTGATAAATGGTTCTGTCAGGGTGTATACTCCTAAAGAAACTCGCAACTGGGAGCAGCAGGTTGGAGTTGCTGGTCTATCTCACCGCCCTGAAGAGGTAATTGAGGGTCCAGTGCGGGTTGATATTTTGGCAGTTATGCCTCGTCCAAAGCGGTTATTACGCAAAAAAGACCCTGATGGGCTAATTTGGTGCACTAGCAAGCCAGATGCAGACAATATCCGCAAATCTGTGCTAGATGCTTTGAAAACCTGGTGGAGAGATGACTCACAAGTTGTAGATGGACGCACAATGAAGGTGTATGCTGAGAGAACCGGGCATCCAAGAGTTATGGTAAGGGTTCGCACCTGGGCTCCAGACACTGCAGAGCAAGCAAAGTCTTTATTAGAGGAGAAGTAAAATGTTTCGATACAAGCCAGAGTATTATTTACGCAAGCTAGAGGCCAAGGGTTGGACTTTTGACGAGATTCAAAAGAAAACACGCATTCACGGTTTGCGACTCAAAAAGATGTACCTGCCAAACTGCGTTCCTACTCGCGAAGAGATGGTGAAGATAAATGCCCTGTTTAAGCTTACGCCGCCTTGTCAGGTTGAAATGGTAAAGCAGGTATGGAAAGAGCTTGGAGAGGCCGCAGAGGCAGTCTATGAAGGCCCAACGCTGACAGAAAGGCAGAAAGAGCTTTTGCAGAACCTGCGAGACAGCACACATAAAGAGGTTATCTTAACGCCAAAAGAGGCTGTTGTGGCTGGAAGGCTGGTTAAACCAGGCCTTGTAGACAAAAGACTAGACGACAGAGACAATGAGTCAGTTCGTTTTTACAGCATTACCAGAGACGGGCTTTTGGCCCTCAAGAGCCTTGGGCTTTAGCTCTTTTCCTTCTGGTGGCCATCCGTTGTGCCACTTTCCGCGAATCCCTTCGTCCCATGTTGTTCTTGGTTCACTAGGCTTTGCCACGTTTCCTCACAGTTCTGCTGGCTTTTGCTGCAGCTTTGGTGTTTTTTACGACTTGTTTACCTTTCTTTGACCCAGCAACCTTCTTTTTGTTGGTCGCTTTCTTTTGGGCTGGAGTAAGTTTACTCCATGCTTTGTCAGGCAGGTACCGCTTCGTAATAGTTTTGCCAGACTTGGTTTTACGAATCGCAGGTTTCTTGTCAGATGTGCGCCATTTCTCGCCAGTCCACTTCTTTAGAGACTTCTGCGATGCGCTTTTACCGCCCCTGTAGCCCCCGCCACCGCGCTCATACGCCTGAGTAAGCATCTGGGCCTTTCTGGCACTCCACTGCCCTGGCTTGCCGCCCCTAGAGCCACGCATAA